CACCAACGAAATGACCCTTCAGATGTCGAAAAGTCCACCGCCTTTTTTAAGGAGATGGGCCTTGAGGTCAAGAAGAACACCTGGCAGCCAGAAATGGTAATTGAAGATCTTGAAGAAGGAGTTTTCGCATCAGAGCAAAAGTTTCTCGGAGTAAAGATGATGACAGTGCAGGGAGGAAAAGAGCCAGAACCCGTCCCTTACATGGACGAAGACGACCTGATTGCCTTGATTGGAAACCTTAGGCAGCAGGTTGTGGAGACTGGCGCGACCGCTTTGAACAGGCGCCTCTTTGACACTGCTCGAGGGTACATGATAACCGCGGCTTTTCATCATCCGCGGTTGTGGTCGTCGATGGGCAAGTTGATTGACGATACGGACCCCAAGATCATCTGCCAAAGAGTCCAGGCACGGGTAACGAACGGAGAGCTTCCGGAGTTGCAAATCCTGTCGCCAAAGGACTTCAGGTGGCCGTCGAGTGACGGCTTTCCCTCGAAAAACTTTTGCTACAACGTCTATCTGTCAGAAGTAAACCAGCGAGAAGATGCAGAATGGATGACAGTTTTCCCTGACTTGGCAAGAAATCTGGCTGAGTTCAGGAAAGGGCGCGTGTACATAAATCCTGAGCCAAAAGAACGCCCGGATTTGTGGAACGAGGTGGGCGAAAGAACAGAGCAGTTGATTGCAAAATTTGACAGCGCTGTTGATCCAGTGAACAGATTGGATGATGTGGAAGTGCTGCCTCAAGGGCCTTTTAGGATGCCCAAAAAGGTGGCAATGTTCAGACACCTCACAAAAGAACAAATGAAGCGCAAAGAAACAAAGATGTATGATCTTCTGTTTGAGTTGGAAGAAATCCATCACCAGGTCCTGTCAGCTGTTGTCCCCTATGGGGACCACTGGGTAACCAGATACATGCTGTCAGTAGGATATTGGTATCCAACGGCAAATGGAATGTGGACACGAGACAAGAACAAGAAAGCAAAGCACGTCACTTCCTCCTGGAGTCATGAGTGTAGGGTTGCAATGAGTGAAAAAGAGGAATCCACCCCCTCTCCATCGCAGCCAAGCATTCAACCGGAGCCTGATATCGCAGCAGTGAGTTGGGACGTTGTTGAGCTGGATTTGCTGGAGCAACTTGGACAGCCGAATTGGAATGACTATAAAATCTTCCGAAGCGACACCATGGACAGCATCAGCTTCGTGACATCGTTGTTTGGAGTGAGAGGGATGTTGTTGGAAACAAAGACAAAAGTCCTTTCCCAGGCCCCCAGTAGAGTTGAAGTGGAGGTTTGGATCAAAGGGCAAAACAAACGTCTTGGAACAGCAGTGTTTCCATCAGCAAAAGAAGGTAAGAGGCGAATTTTTGCAGAACTTGAAAAGGCAATTGAAGAACTCAGAATGACATACAGACAAAGGAACGAGGAAGACGGGAATGCATCCGAAGAGAAGGAGAGCGTGAGCGTTGTGAAGAGAGGAGCTGGAGAAGATGCTACTTGGGAGGAGCAGAAGGAAGAAATCTTGAATTTCTCCAGTCCCGAGATTGAGCTTTTGTTGGGAGCAAAAGAAAAATTGGACGCAGGTGTAATCGACCAAGAAACCTACGAACTCTATGAAGAAGAAGCAGGGACGACTCTCATGAGCGAAATGGAACTTGATCTGGACGCGATTCTTTTCCCTCATGGATATGAGAAGAAATAGTGTGGGGTTCTGGTAAG